TAGAACGTCACGTCAGTTTTTAGGGCGAGTTCTATAGGGTTTTATAAAATTCAAAATATTTATTATAATTCATATATATGACTTATTATTTTTATTATGAACTATTTAAGTTGTTTTATTTTTAGAACATTTTCATTTTATATTTTACTTATTATAAATGGCACGTTATTATAAATATAGAAGAGTTTATAAAAAAGTATATCCAAGAAAGAGATGGGCTTCAAATATTGTTACAAAGAATGTGTTATTGACTGTACCTGCTAATGAAAAAACTGTTTTTTCTTTTTCTACACTTGTTGCTAATTCAGCACAAACTGTTACTCCAACTCCTACATTGCTTAAATTTGGTAGATGTAAAATTAAAGGTGATATTAGAACTGATGTAGCTAGTGAAAATAATTATGTATCTGGTATTATGTATGTTATTTATGTTCCAGAAGGTTTTGCTGTTAGTCCTACTTTAATAAGTCAACATCCTGAATATATAATTGGATGGACACAAATTTCATTTGATTCTGGTAATACATTTTCATTTTCATCATCTTTAAAGAGAAATTTAAATTCTGGTGATAGAATCGATTTATTTTTTTCTGTAGATTCAGTAAATTCAGTATCAGCTGTAAGAAATTTTAATATGTATTTTACAGCTCAATATTGGACATCATCCGCTTAATTAATTGAAAAAATGGAAATAATTTTTTTGTTTTTTTAAAACAAAAAAATATTGTAATTTTAGAATTACAATACTTTTTTGCGTTCTGATATTTTTTTATTTAGGGTAATAGTTCGAACCGATGGAGCTTTAGCGGAGTAATGCTCCAATCCCCGCCCTACTTCAAAAGGCGGGGTTGGGCGCACGTAGCGTCTTAGCGACTGAGGTTAGAACCACTAAATAAAAGATATAAGAATATACTCAATTAATTAAATTCTTTTACTTCTTTGATTCTACGTTCAAATTGTTCTATCCCGTCCCATTGAGCCCTTTCACCATCTTTCTCTGTTGTAAATACATCATTGAAATGTTGTGGACTAGTGAATATGATTGTTTCAGCTAACCATGGTATTCTACTTCCTTTTACATTTACTGAAGTTCTGTATCTATCAGTTATTGTTAATAATGTGTTCCATTCAATTGATCCTTTTCTGATATCATCAAAAATAACACCTTTTTCACCATTGTATGGGTCAAAGAAAGTTCTTAAATTACCTGTTAAACTAACCCATTTTTCACCATATAATTGAATCATCATTTCAGTTGCTTTTCTTGTTTTACCAGTACCTGTAGGACCATAGAACCAATATACTTCTCTATTTTTAGAACCATTCATTGGCCAATCATTTACAATTAATTCTTTTTGTATTTGTTTTACTTTGCATAATTCAGGTAAACTTAATGTTGCCATTTCAAATATTTCAATGTATGTCTTTTCTTTTATTAACTTATACTTTTCTTGTGTTGTTAATTTTTGTACATCAGTGCATGTACCTTCTTCAATATAGTTATTATCTTTTTTAACATATCTTACTGCTTTCCATGCTGTTGATTGTACTTTTTCTAAATTTGGTCTAATTCCTCTATAAGTTAAGTGATTAGCATTTACTACTGCTCTTGTACTGAATTTAATGTATGCATGATAATGTTCTCCATCTGTTTCATGATGATCTTCTTTACATACTACAATGTAATCTATCTTATTATTGTATATAGTTTTTAAAAATGTTAATAATTCTTCTTTATTTCCATCATTACATTGTGGATAAGTTATTAATGCTCTTACTCCTCTAAATTCATATATAGCTGGAGTTTGAATTATTTGTTGGTGGTGTTCCATTAGTGACGTTCAAATTTAATATTA